CTCGTCCATGTAGAAAAAGAGCCACAAGTTCTAGAAGTGAGTTTTTAATGACTAGCAAAATTGTAGACCTGACTGGCCAACCGGCCACTCCGCCTGAAAAGGCTCCTGAGCCGAGTCGGTACATCATCAAGATGCGCCACGAAGGCCTTGAGATTCCTGTCGAGGGTTTTCTGGCCCTGAATGGCCATTTCGTTTGCATTCTGGGTGCACCAAATGATCCTCTGTCGGTGACTTTCTACGCCTTGGCCGAAGATGTCCTGTACGTCATCGAAGACGAAGAGGTTCCTGAGGAATAATGCGTAGTGGCTTTGAGCGGGCGCTGGCAACTCAACTCAAGATGGCTGGCGTCCCGTTCGGCTACGAGACCACCAAGCTGCCCTATACCGTATCTCATGTATACAACCCTGACTTTACCCTTCCTAACGGTATTTTGATCGAAGCCAAGGGACGGTTCATGAAGGGGGACACACAGAAGATGAAGGCCGTTAAGCAGGCCCACCCCGATCTAGATATTCGGTTCGTCTTCATGGATGCCCATAAACGCATCCCGGGACAAAAACAAACACACGCACAGTGGGCTGACCGCCACGGCTTCCCCTGGGCATCTGGTAAGATTCCGGAGGAATGGTTTAAGTAATGGAACAAGATATCGTCTTTGTAGTCATTCGTCTCGACCCAAACGCGGCTGGTCCGATTGTTCGAGGGGTTTGGCGCACCCAAAAGCTGGCTCAAGAGCATGTCAATAAACAAGACTTCCCTGAGCAATACGTTGTCTATAATGAGCTTATCCGTGACGAGGCCTAATGGCTAAAATCCATCTCATTATTCCCGACAGCCACGCGAGTCCCGACCACCATAATAAACGATACGAGTGGTTGGGGCACCTAATCAATGATGTTAAACCTGACGTAGTAATAGACATCGGAGATTGGTTTGACATGGCCAGTCTGTGTAGCTACGACCGGGGCACCAAGGGTTTTGAGGGACGGCGTTATAAGAGAGACATCGAAGCAGGTCTTGATGCCCAAGACCGTATGTTCACTATTATTCGTCGTCAAAAGAAAAAACTTCCTCGGTTTGTAAGGACATTGGGTAACCACGAGCATCGTATTGTCAAGGCAATCGACCGAGACCCAATCCTTGAAGGGACCATCGGCCTAGAGGATCTCATGTCCAAAGAGTATGGATGGGAAGAGGTTCCGTTTCTTACTCCGATCACAATTGATGGGATCACATATCAGCACTACTTTACGTCTGGCATTATGGGACGACCCATCGGAGGTGAAAATCACGCCAGGTCCCTTATCCTTAGGCAGCTTGGCTCGGTCACCCAAGGACATTCGCACCTGTTCGATCACCATGTTCGAACAGATGTCAATGGGCGGCGAATTCACGGTTGTGTCGTCGGAGTTTACCAAGATTATGACAGCGACTACGCCGGTCCTGCAAACAAAATGTGGAGCCGAGGTGTAGTCATTAAACGCGAGGTCCAGAACGGTGACTATGATATCCAATGGGTCTCGTTGAATGCATTGAGAAGGGAATATGGTTCATAGGCGATTTTGGATAGAAAAAAGGCCTCACTCCCTCTCTCTGATGTGGGGCACGGCTGCCGACAAAAGGCGTGACGGGTGGACGGTTAATATCCGGGTTAAAGGTTGGTCCTGTAGAGCAAATATTCTTGTAAAAAAATCAATCGGAGTTTGGTGGTTTGCGTAAAGATCTAATTTTTGAATTTAGGGAGCGCCTCGTTGAGCGATACGAAGCTGTAGATATTGTTGAAATCCTCAACCTCACTGTGGAAGACCTGTGGGATTCTTTCGCTGATCGTATTATGGATCATAGCGAGATCGTTGAAGAGCTAGGTATCCAAGAACTTGGCGGCACTTCCGGCGATGAGTAAGCAGATTGGCGGTGACCACTACCAAGGTGCCGCCATTCAACCTATCGAGTTTATCCTTAGTAATGGTTTGGACTTTTGCGAAGGTAACGTCATTAAGTACGTCTATCGTTACAGTAAAAAGAACGGTATTGAAGACCTTGAGAAAGCCAAACACTATCTTGAGTTTTTGATTGAACATGAGCGATCCAGAAACCAGAATGAAGCACAGCAGGCGTCGTAAGGATCATATTAAGAAGGACCTACGGACACCTAAATATCGAGAACGTTCGGTGCCTCGTGATCGGCCCGAGGACGAAGACGAAAGGCGCTTTAGACGGTACGGATATAGAGATTTGATTGAAGGAAATGAATGAGCACTTGGCGTAGCAACGAGAACCCCGCCTTTCGATCCCAGTTCAGCGAGACGGTTTTTAAACAAAAATACGCCCACGAAGGGGCGCAGACGTGGGACGAGTTGTGCAGCACTCTAGTTGAAGATGTCTGTGGCGATATCCTAGGTCGAGAGGAGAAGGGACAACTGACCCGGTACATGCGGGACATGAAGTTCCTTCCCGGCGGTCGCTATCTCTATTACGCTGGGCGGACCGCTAAATTCTTTAACAACTGTTACCTGCTGCGCGCTGAGGAAGATACGAGACAGGACTGGGCTGAACTGAGTTGGAAAGCCGAGAGCTGTCTTATGACCGGCGGGGGGATCGGGGTTGATTACAGCGTTTACCGCCCGGAGGGAAGCCCGCTGGGTCGTACTGGGGGTATCGCTAGCGGGCCTATCCCGAAGATGCAGATGATTAACGAGATTGGTCGTCGAGTGATGCAGGGCGGAAGCCGTAGATCAGCCATCTACGCCAGTCTTAATTGGAAGCACGGAGACATCCACAACTTCCTTGAGGCCAAGGATTGGGACAAGATGCCGGTAGGGTCCACTGGCCACACTCTGTGGGATATCAAGCAGCAGGACTTTAATTTCCCGGCTCCGATGGACATGACCAACATTAGTGTCAACTACGACACTGAATGGCTCCTTAACTTCTGGGAGACAGGAGAGGTTGGTGATGTCTTCCTTAAGAACGTTGAACAAGCTCTTCGAACGGCTGAGCCGGGATTCTCCTTTAACTTCTTCGAGAAAGAGAGCGAGACGCTTCGTAATGCTTGTACAGAGGTGACCTCATCGGATGACTCCGATGTGTGTAATCTTGGCTCTATTAATATCGGTCGGATCGATACTATCGAAGAGTTTCGGAATATTGTAGAATTAGCTACAGCGTTTTTGGTTTGCGGAACCCTTAAAGCGCATCTGCCCTACGAGAAGGTCGAACAGGTTCGTGCTAAGAACCGACGCCTAGGTCTCGGTCTTATGGGGCTGCACGAATGGCTCATGAAGCGGGGGATGCCATACGAGGTTACCCCAGAGCTTCACCGCTGGCTGAAGGTATATGAAGCTCAGTCAGACGAAACCGGTAATAAGTTTGCTGATGCCTTGGGGATTAGCAGGCCGGTAGCTAAGCGGGCGATTGCGCCTACAGGCACTATTGGGATTCTGGCGGGCACTACCACGGGTATTGAACCGCTGTTCGCCGTTGCATACAAGCGACGGTACCTCAAAGGAACCCGCTGGCATTACCAGTACGTCGTAGACGGAACAGCTCAAGAACTGATTCAACTCTATGGCGTTAACCCCGATGAAATCGAGAGTGCGGTTGACCTGGCTGCTGATTATGAGAAACGGATCAAGTTCCAGGCGGATATTCAAGATTATGTAGACCAGAGTATTAGTTCGACTATTAACCTGCCTTCTTGGGGCAGTAGTCTTAATAATCCTGACACCGTTCTACCTTTTGCTAGGACTCTTGCTTCTTACGCGCATCGCCTACGGGGATTTACTGTATATCCTGACGGGGCGCGTGGTGGCCAGCCCCTCACCTCTGTGAAGTACAGCGAAGCAGTGGAGAAGTTGGGAGAGGAGTTCGAAGAGGCTGTAGAGACACACGATATTTGCGATATTACAAATAGAGGAGGCTCGTGCGGCGTCTAATGAAGATTCTCGATAACATATCAAAAGGGCTTAACTTCCTGTCTGGAATCCGCCCATACCTTCTCGTTGGAGCTGTCTGGGCCGCTAGTCTAGGTGGGGCTTACCTCTTAGGTCAACGGAATCAAGCCGAAGACAGTCTTGAAACTATTACGCGGACCATCACCGAGACGGTATACGTCCCCGTAAAGGAAATCCAGGAGGTCCAAGTCCGGAACCTCGAAACTGAGCGGCGGCTCCAGAGAGAGCTGGCTCAGCAACGCAGTGAAAACCAAGAGCTAAGGAATATCCTGAATGAAACACCTGACACTAATCCTGGCGTTTACCTCAGCGTTGGCGATGTCTGCCTGCTCGACGCCGCAACGGCAAGTCACCCCGGAGCTACTGCGCCCTGTCCCGCCGACATCTCTTCTTATCAAGAGCGAGCCCCTTCCGATGTTGAGCTCCGGTCCTTCATCGACACCGAGCTCCTTGTCCGGGGACAATACAACGACCTAGCTCGACGACATGATGAGCTAGTTGACTGGGTAGAGCGAGAATTAATGTAAGAAAAAATTAACCCCCAGAGGTGTGATGCCTCTGGGGGTCTTTTTGTATTAAGCTCCCGGATCGATAATAGGACCGATCTTGTTAGAAGTCTCAGATGTGCTGCCGTGCTCTGTAATAGCGGTTACAACACATGTGATGTCTTCACCTTCATCGTCGGCAACTACCTCATAGGTATCGTCTGTAGCGTCCTCAATCTCTGTAGTACCAGACATCCACTGGTAGGTGTACGACTGACCTGCCGGACGCCACGCACCAACGCTAGTAAGCGTCAGAGTAGCACCCACTTCAGCGTCACCAGCGATCGTCGGGGGTGTAACGTTGACGGCCACGCGGCCTTGAATTTCAACATCAAAAGTATCTGCAAGTTTCAGATGAACAGCAGGCCCGTAGAAGGCCAGAAGCTCATTCAGGAGGTCAATCCATTCACGAATGGGTTTGACGCCTGTAAACTTAGCGGAATTAGCGGGGACTTCAGCCATTAACAAGTTCCTTTGTATTCAAAGTGTGGGTAATCTTTATTCTTTTTCCAGTTGCCGCCCCACTCAATCTTTACGCAGAGCTCTTGGGCGGCATCAAACATGGCGAGACTAATCGCTTTAAACTTATCGATATCGTCCCAATCGACAGGATAAGGCACTAGATCGACAGCGTGCCCATAGCCGTCACTCTTTTTGAAGTGATTGCTATTTAGGGTCCACGTTACTTTCGGCCCCGGGGCTGTCCGTCCTTGCGCGTATAACTGTCTTTGTCGTTCCGGGCTTCGAACCCCCTCCACCACCATGAAGTCCTGCTCCGTCTTCTTGAGGGCCAGCTCCACTACGGACACTAATGCGGGGTGGACCTCCAGCAGGGCTTGTCGTGATCGTTGACTGAACTTGTGGTGTTCTGCCATCTGCGTTTGTCTCCACTTCAAATTCTATATCACCAGATTTCAGTTTCAAAGCTTCTAGGTTCACTCTATGCAGATAGAGAATACATATGAGAACCTCAATATGTGTAAAGACCACAGCAACTAGAAGGAATGAAATACGCAACACTTCTGTATGCGTGGACCAAGCACCATAGTACATCAACAAAGTAATAAACATCGCAAAGAGCGTGGCCACAAACCCGCTAAAGTTAGCGAACCACGATCTTGTTGCATCTATTACTTGGGGACTTAGAAATGCCCGCTTGAAGGGGTCATACCATCTATCATCATCGCGTCTTGACACTGTGTATGACCTCCCTCACAACACTATAATGGGCCCTGTGGCTTCGAAAGAGAAGGGTAAATAGCTCCTCAGGATTATAAACACCCCTCTCAATCAAAGCACGACAGTCCTTAGCAATTTTATCGCGTACGTGGGCCAAGTGCTTCTCTCGCATACCTACGACGAACTTCGATGTTATGGACATTATCAGCCTGACCTGTTTGGGCCCCTTGAGGTCTCAAGAAGTGAAGAGCAAAGATGTCTGCAGCTTCTTGAACATTTCGGGCAGCCATTAGACGGTCCCGGACAGATCGTTCGGTATTGTTCAGCTCCCATTCGACAAATGCCAGAGCACTATCGAAGTCAGTCAGATCAAAGCCTTCACGCTCAGCGTTCCGCCTACGGTCAGGGTGCCACTGGGCCAAGCTCAGAGCCCGACCGCCATCACCAACAGCGGAGACATCCAGGCCGCTTTCAGCTCTAAGATTACCAACAATACCTGCAGCAATGTGAGGAGCATACCCCCGACCAGTGTAGAAGTTCATAGCCCTATCTACACTCTCGTTACCAGTAGGCCTGTTGGATTCTACAGCCGCCTCACGAGCCTCTTGAAGCTCCCTGCGGAACTCAGCGCCACGCTCCTCAAAGGTGGCTCTGCGCTCTTCTTGAGCTCGAAGGGCTTGAGGTATAATGTTCTCAGCAAACATAGCACGAGCCTCATTACGGGTAACCCCTCTCAGGGTCTCGTCGTATTGGTGAGTAGTCATGAGGTAATTGAGAGCAAGGTTCATGCCGCCAACATGCTCCCGAAGAGCTTGGGGGGCACCGCGACGAATGAGCTCTTCACGGCTGGGTAGGTTTGTGCGGTGAGGAAGCTGGTCGAGGCCCCCAACAGGAATGCCGCGACCCTCCCCGCTAAATCGCCCAGGAATGTTTGAGGGTTGACTGCGGGCCCAGCGATCATAGTTCTCTGGGGTGATAACTGCGCGCCATTGTCCGGTTCGGGCAACATATTCAGTAGACCAAAGGCCGTTCATCGTTTGGCGACGGCTAAGGTTTTGATTCTGGTGCTTAGCTACGTTCAGAAGATGGGCCGCTGTAGCACGACCACCCTCAGTCAGCGACCGGCCTTGGGCCTGGGTCTCGGGATTATTTAGAAGAGCGATAGCCGCTTGGGCGTCTACTTCTCTAAGGATGCTACCAGCTACTACAGGCACAGACCTGTATTGTTCTTGGGGCATCCCCGGTTGGAGTTCTACTGCGGCATTCATTATACCCATTGCGGCGTTAGCGTAGGGGGTGGCAGCAGACAGATCACCAGAAGCAATGTCCGCACTATTTCCACGGGCGGTTTCAGCCAAGACAGGAATAGCCTGGCGAGCTTCTCGTTCTGTAAGGGTGTTGATATCCAACTGTCCACGAAGAACTCCCGCCAACGTTGCCATCGTGACACGCCCGGCAGGGCTGGACCAATCTTGGACCCCCTGAATTTCATTTCTGAGAGCATCAATATTATCTTGTCCGATTAGACGGACGATATCTCCTGCAAAGATTTGATTGACACCGCCTTGACCAAAAATGCTGATAAGATTGGTGTAGAGCGGCAAGGCACGAGCAGTGTCGAGTTGAAGAGTTGTTTGGATGTTGTTAAGAGCCCTGCGCCGAACTTCGACTTGAGACATAGGGCCGCTAACAATATTTGTAAACGCCTGGGCAGCAGCATCAAACTGACGCTCATACTCCCTAATAGCTTCTTGACTGGCACCAGCGGCAGCAAGCTGTTGAAGGCCGTTAGCCCGCAAAGATTGAATAGTCAGATTGACTTCTTGAATCTCTTGGTCAAAGATGGCTTGATTCTCAGGCCTAAGTTGAGCCTCAGCGGCCCGCTCGACAAAGATGTTAAGGATTGGGTTAACGGCGGCCAGAGCGCTGTTGATTACAGACCCAACCATTTCTCGCTCACCTTCTCGGCGTTCCCAATCAATTTGGTCTCGGCTGCCTGTTGTAGCTTCCCGAGCCGCTTGAGCCCGCTCACGAGCCCGTTCAAAGTTAAATTGCTCGGCTTGAATAGTGCGACCGATGGACACAGCGTCTTCCCAAGACATGTTTTGAGTGACCATGCCGGCAGAGACAGCCGCATCATAGTAAGCCCGCTCACCGGCCAAGGAGCCTTCAACGCGGCTCTCTTCAATCTGACGATTGAGCTCTCGCTCCCGGAAGAGATAGTGGTCCAGGCCCGCCACCCGGAAATATTCCATAATAGTGTGCGTCTGGTCCGGGTAATCGCGAAGAAGTTGACTTACTTGGTTCTCAAGAACAATCCGAGCAGAACCTTGAGGGGCCCGGCCTTGGTTTTCGGCCTGCTGGGCCCTTACGGCTTCGTCCCGACCACGCTCGACTCCGGGGGGAAGCGGAGGTCCTTCAAGGCTCGAATCAAAGGGGACATAACCTCCCCTGGCCTGAGGGGCCGGAGCAGGGCTGCCAGTAGCAACCCGCTCCATATCACCCGTCATAAAGTTATATCGAACCCGCGCAGCGGCATTCTCAGCTTCTGCTTCTCGCTGTTCCAAGGCGTCAGCCGCGCTTCTCCGACGTGCTTGAGACATCCGCTCATAGCGGTTGACACCCCCCGTCAGAACACCAGATGCCAGGTTCGCCAGCCCCTCCAGAAAGGACGGACCCTGCGGGCCCGGATCAATGATACGAGCGCGGGGACTGGGTTCAGGAAGTATATTAGTCAAACTGGCCACTATTGTTGGCCCTCCATACTAGCGATCATTTCACGATTAAGACGATCACGCTCGAACCGTTCGGCGGTGCTCTCGTAAATAGAGCGATCCACATTTCTATGAGCCCTATTAAGAACATCAACCCGAATGGCCGGATCAAGAAGGTTAACAAAGGCATTAACCTCTTGGCCCAGCTCGACATATCGCTCAGGGTGGTTGAGCATATCTACGCGGTATCGTTCAATAACTCCGGCGGCCTCTTCAATGATCTGGCTTCGATCCGTCATATAACGCATTTGAGCGTCCAGTTCATCAAGCTGGCCCGGCCTGGCCCCTAGAAGAAGGAGGGCCCAAGCGTCGTGGCTAGGGATGTCCGCAGCCATTGTACGACCTGAGCTGGGGCTCACATACAGTCCATAGTTCTTAATCATATGGAATCGAGTAAGAACAGAAACTGTCTGGACGTTGTTAGCGAGGCGAGTCAGGGCGTCCCGAGTCATGGGCATTCCCGTATCACCTCCAGACTCAGCCACAGCGTACTCCAAGACGGGTTTAAGCTGGTCAAAAACATCTTTAGCCAAGCCAATAGAAGCACCACCCAGGAGGTCAGCAGCAGAGGTTTCGCCATAGCGGCTGTAGCCCAAGATTTCCCCGATAGTGTCTGTGAGCCATGCGCCGGTACCAAGGCGACGACCAATCATGACGTTGCCGCCTGTGATTTCATGGTACATATTGTCCAAGAAGCCACGATCGATCCATCCGCCTACAGTACCAAGCTCCGGGCGTTCACCCGTTTTACCCGCAATGTAGTCGCTGATAAACGGAGCAAAAGGCACGCCAGCGGTGCCGTAGAAGAGGGCTTGAGAAAGGACCAAACGCCATTTTTCAGCTTTAGTCAGTTGGCTACCAAACATAGCTTCAAGCATACGGACTTGATAGCTAAAGAATTGGGTAGGAACACTAGCCAAACCTTGTTGCCACCATGCCTGGCTTGAGCGGCTCATATTGAAAGAAAGAGTTTCTGCCTCACCGAAAACACGATTAAGGAAATCTTCTGGCATTGTCTCATCAGCATTTAACCGCCGAATATTCAAACGTGTTTTAACACGCTCCCAAGCAGCTCTGTATGCTACCATTCGGTTAAGCAGCTCACCTTCAGTAAAGAAGAAACGGCCCGCTTGTCGAACGTTATGCAAGGCAGAGCCTGTAGCATTTAGAGCATTTTGGGGGCCAGCGGCGTTGATAAGCGTGTGGGTTTCATTAATATTAAAGAACCCAGAAGCCCTTGCCGACCCCAGGAAAACCCTAAACTCTGCTGCGTCTTCCATACCTGCAGCTTTGTGCATACCGAGACGCACCATGGCATCAATCGTCTTCTCCCCTCGATCCAAACCTGTCAGAAAGAAGCGAAGAGGCGCAACGGATCTAGCACCCTTAATGGCATTACCCGGGTCAATAGCCTGAATAGCCAAATATGTGTTAGCCTGAAGAAAGAGCTGGACCG